TGGCCCCGGCCACCACACCGCGGCCCCCGAGCCCGCCGACCAGAACCGGGCGCCCCCGCAGGGTCGGTCGGGTCAGTTGCTCGACAGACGCGAAGAACGCGTCCATATCCAGGTGCAGGACCCATCGAGTCATGTACTCATTAATCCCAAGCGATAGGCAGGGCCACGATGACCACCATCCAAGACGATAACGCCACAACCACCGAGGACTTGTCGGACTCTGCTGCCACGATCCCGGCAATGAACGCCACGCCGTCTGTTACGCCACTAGCGCGTTGTGAGATCAACACGGTGGCGGGACAGTGCAGGCAGCCGGCGCGGTGGCGATTGGACTGCCACGGGTGCATCAGCGGCGCGATCTGCACCGGGCATTTACGCGACTGGCAGCGGAAGACGGCAGCACGGATCGGATCGGGCGGCGCGCCTTGCACCGCGTGCGGTCGCAAGTTCGAGACGGTGGATGCCGCCGGGACCGTCGTCGCGCTGGCTGTGGCCGGCCGGGTCGAACGGGATCGCGCTGCGGCGCCTGTGGACGTGCTCGGCCGGTATGACACGTTCATGCGCGGGGCGGGCCGCTCGTCCCGCTGGATCAGCGAGAGCCTGCGCACGCTCGGCAACCTGGCCGCGCTCGCCGGCACGACGCTGGACCAGTGCCGGCCCGAACACGTCTCGGAGTTCCTGGCAAGCCCCGCCCTCGGCGCGGGCAGCCGTGCAACGTACTTCCGGCAAATCAACAGCTTCTACACCTGGTGGGCTAAGCAGGGCGGCACCCAAATCACCGATGATCTGCCACGCCCCCGCGAACCACGCGGCGAACCCCGGCCGCTGACAAGCGAACAGGTGCAGCAGCTCGTAGCGACGCCGATGCGCTCCCGCACACGCGTGATGATCCTGCTAGCCGTATTGGCCGGCCTGCGCGTACACGAGATCGCCAAGTTGCGCGGCGAAGACGTCGACCTGGGCCGTGGCCTGCTTCACGTCACCGGCAAGGGCGGCGTAACCGCAACGCTGCCTCTGCATCCGCTGCTGGTCGATGCAGCGGAGACGATGCCCCGGCACGGGTTCTGGTTTCCGGCCAACTCGACGCGGCCAGGGGCACACATCCTGGGCAAATCCGTGTCGCACATCATCAGCCTTGTGTGCGAGCGGGCCGGCATCCCGGGCGGCACGGCGCACAAGCTGCGGCACTGGTACGGCACTACGCTGCTGCACGATGGCGCGGACGTGCGGACGGTGCAGACCTTGCTACGGCACGCGAGTCTGACGACAACGCAGCGATACACGCTGGTGACCGACGAACGCCGCAGGCACGCCGTTAGTCGGCTGGAAATCGGAGGGCGACAGGATGACTGACGACGACGAGGCCACCCGGGAAGCGCCGTCCGACGGGGCGCTGCCTACCACTGAGCTGGACCCGGCCGCGACTACCGGCGCCGCACCGCTGGCCTACAGCGCGCACACCACCAGCATGCCGGTCGTGGACTACCGGCCGCCGCGTCTGCGGCCCGTGTGGATTGGCGCGTTGGTGCTGGCCGCCGCCATCGCGATGGGTGCCGCCATGTTCGTGCTGGGCCGGACGACGGCACAGCAGCCGGAGGCGGCCATACCAACGCCGCAGGTTTCAACCAGCACGCCCGCCATGGTCGCGCCGACATCACCGCAGGCCGCCGCGCCACCGGTAACGGTGACCGTCACCCAGACTGAGCCTCCTCCCCCTACGACCGCGGCCGCCACCTCGTTGCCTCCGCTGGCCACACCCGAGGCACGTATCGCCGAACCCATCATCTGCTCACTGCACAACCAGTACCCGCAGATGCAACCGGTGGATCTGGCTCTGAGCCTGCTCGACAAGGGCATCTACCGCGACTACGACGAGGCATCGCTGGTCGTCCGCCTGGTGTTGAAGGACGGGTGTCATGGGATCTAGCCAGGGACGGAGACACACACGTGACGGATGACGACGATCTGACCGCGGCCCTGCCACCGGCACCCACCTGGTGCGGACCCGGAACCGTGCCCCACGTGAGCAGGATTGTCGACGGCTACGGCGGCGGCGCCGTATGCCTATGGACCAGGGAGATCCCTGCCGAGGCCGCTGATAGCCGCGTGTGGATCGAGGCAGAGGACCGCATTCTTGAGGACGGGCGGGTGCTGAGCGGGCCGCCCCGCGTGCGGCTCTACGAGCCCCGCGAGGGGCTGACAAGCCAGCAGGCGCGCAGGCTGGCCGAGTCCCTGCTGACTGCCGCTGACGCCATCGCGTTGGACTAAAACATGTCCCCGCTGCCTGCGAGCATCGCGGCGAAGTTGGCTACGTTGGCGATGGCGGCGAAGCCCTGCGCCATGGGGTCTTCCTCACGGGAGTCATCGCCGAACGAGAGCAGTGGCCGGCTGGACTCGGTTCGCTTACCCTCGCGGCGAACGGCCATGATCTGGTCCCGGTAAAGCACGCCGCGGCGCTCGGCGGCGACCTGACTGCCTAGGCGGATGTCTTCGCCGAGCACGAACGGGTCGCCGTCGCCTACGTCGAACCTGAAGCTGACGTAAGGCCTTGTCTTCCACCATCCCTCGCGCAGAGTGAAGACGCTGTTGATGGTGAACGCCGACCCGGAACCGGTCTCGAAATGCTCTTGGAACGCGTAGGGGCCGACGTCTGCGGAGCGGATCGGGTCGATGAAGTTGATGAAGCTGAGCAGCGTGTCATCGAGCTGCCCCTGATAGAGGTTGTCGAGGCCTTCCGAGCCCGTCAACTGCGACGGTGCGCCGGGAATCGTGCTGATCGCGCTGGCGATCTGGGACAGGCCATATCGGATACCCCAGGTGATCGCCATATTCACCCAGCGGGGCGAGCGACCCCCGGTATTGATGATGATGGCCTGCGACTTGTGGATCGTCATTTCGCGCCGGTTGGCGCCGCCGTAGCCGACATCGCGGTAGACGTACGGCGGGCGCTTCGGTGCGACACCGAGGATCTTGCGGATCAGCGGGTCGGTTTCGCCGTCGCCGTCGCCGTCGACCGGGAACAGGGCCTCGGTGATCAGGTCGTCGGCGGTAGCTGCGAACAGGTTGAGCAGGCCGTCAACGGCGGTGCCCGTCGGGCCGGTCACGCCACTGTCGTTCTCGAAGGACAGGATCACGCATGCCCTTGTGGGCTTGAGGATTTCGCCGAGCTCGTCACCGAAGACTGAGCTGTAGGGTGGCGGGTCGCCTGGTAGCCAGGTGTAGGCGTGGCAGATGACGCCGCAGTCCTTCATCACCGGGGTCAGCACCGTGGCGGCGTCTTTCCAGCGGGCGCCGATCGTGCACCACCGCGACTGGTCGAGCAGCGGGTTGATCGGCATGATCTGAACCGGGTGGTTCAGGATCGAGAGGTTCTCCAGCCAGGTCTCAGGTGCCAGGATGTTGCGGGGTACCGGCCAGAACGCGTTGAGGCTGTAGACGCGAATGGTGTTGACCATCATCGCGATTGCGCACGTTGAGGCAGCGGGGCCACCCCAGAGGAACATCTTGATTGGCTGTACGGCCGGCGGCAGCAGTGGTGTGGCTGCGAGGTTGAACTTGGACAGGTGCCGGCGGTTGTGGATCACTTCCAGCGTGGTGATGTTCGGTTTGCCGCGTTCCTCGACGTCGACAATGCGAGTGACCTTGCCGCCCCACCGGTTCTTGTAGTCGTGCGGTTTGTCGGGGTCGGGGTCGATCGTCAGGTGCAGGTCTTCGGCGGGCCGCGTCTTGAAGACGATGATTTCGCGCAGCCAGTCGTTGTCTTTGCCGACCAGCTCGATATGGGCGTCGCCGTCGTCGTGAGCCTTCTCTTCGCAGTCCCAGGATTCGGGGATCATGATGCGGGCGATCAGGTCATGGTTCTTGTCCCACAGCCGGATCAGGGGCTGCTTGGGGCGCCGGTTGAGGTAGGCGTAGCGGCGTTCAGCCAGCAGGTGTTCGATCGCGTGGAACTCACTCGCGGTGAGGACATCACTCATGGCAACCTCCGCTCTCGGGGTGAGGCGGGGCGCGGCGGGCGCCCGGGTGCTGTCGAGCGAAGGAGGGCTCGCCGGGCGCCGCGCCGCGACCCGGGTCTAGGCCGCCGCCGTTGCGACGGACACGACGCCCAGCGGCCGGAACACGCTGAGGCCGAACCGGCCCTCAACACGGCAGCGGATGAGGTTCTTGGCGAAGTCGTCGGAGACTGCGTCCGACCACTTCGTGTCGATCGCGCCGTCGTGGTCGACGCTGACCGAACTCTGGTCGAGCAGAACCGAGGTCTTGGCTGGCAGCACGTTCGACACGACGGCTTGCACGCCCCACAGTCGGCGGGTGGTGGCGTCGATTGGCACCCCACGAACGTCGGTGGCCCCGTTGGTAGCCGCGAGCAGCTCGACGGCTTCCCAGTCGGTTGCGGAGACGATCAGGATGTCGGCAGACATGCCCTGTGATTCGAGCTTGGTGATGCCCTTGCGGATCGAGGTGAGGATGTCGGTCGCGAACACCTGGGTCTGGATTCCGGAGGTGGCGAGGATGCCACGCAGCGCCGGGGCGGTACCGTTGCCGTTGATGACCTGGTTCTCGATCGCAACCTGGAGGCCGTAGACCATCTCGTCGCCGACGAACTGCTCCAGGTTGGCGTTGTCACCGAGGGTGTGGATCGGGATCTGCTCGGACAGGTGCGCGATGACTTGAAGCTTCGCTTCCCTCTCGGTCAGCGTGTAGACGCTGGTGGGCTTGGTTGCGCCGGCTTCGACCGGGGCCGCGTTGTTGGTGCGGGTGGTCTGCTGCAAGAAGCTGTAGTTCGGGGCGACCTGGCGAGCGTTCAATACGTCGAGGATCGACTGAGGCGGGCGACCCTGCTCGTAGACCTGGGAGTCCATGACTACGCCGGTGCTGCGACTGCCGCTGGCGACCAGTGCTTTTGCGCCGTCTTTGCCTATCAGCTTGCGGGCGATGGCCTTTCGGTGCTTGCCGCTGATCGCCAGGTGCTTGCCCTCCGCGCTGTCGGCGCCGCTGGCGCTGTCGTCGAGCGGTTGACCGATCGCGGCGGCCAGGGCCTTGGCTTGCGCTATCACCTCGAGGTCAGCCTTGGCCTGTTCGATCCCGGCGTCGAGGGACTTAGCGGCGGCGGTCGCGTCTTCGACACGCTGGGCTTCGTCGGCGGTCAGGTCGCGGCCGAGTTCATCGGCGGTGTCGATGATCGCCTTCACGAGAGCGAGCTGGCTGTCGCGGTCCTTGGTCAGGGTTTCCAGTCGCGGGCTGGTGTGTGTGGTCATGGTGATGTCTCTCTGGTAGCGGGCGGCGGTGGCCTTGGCCAACGCTGATCGGATAGGTGCGGTGGGTCGGCCGGCGGACTTCACCGCGCTGATCAGGGCGCGGTCATTGGCCCCGCGGGCCACGATGGAGATCTCGACGAGGTCGAGGTCGGTCAGCTCGTTGCCGGCGGCGGTCTTGGTCTGGTTGCGGACGTGGTAGCCGATGGACAGGCCGCCAACGCGGCGGCCCTTGACGTTGCGGTAGGCGGCCTGGCCGTGCTCGGTGGTCAAGTCGAACTTGCCAGTGATCGCCAGCCCTTCGGCGGTCTCGGCGGCGTCGATGACGTCGCCGACGTAGTTGCGCGGGTCGTCGGCCTTGTGTTCCCAGATCAGCGGGACCGGCTGGCCTGCGGTCAGGGATTTGGCGAACGCGCCGCAGCGCACGATGTCGCCGTGGGCATCGAGGTTGTCGAACACCGACGCCAGGCCGGTGAATGTGCCGGCCTCGTCGTCAACGGATTTGATCGACAACGTGACGGATTTACGTTGCATGAACTGTCCTCTCGGACATAGGAGGTGGAGGGATCAACAACGTGGCTGGCCGCGGTCGTCGCTGGCGGGCCTCGTCGGATCGTCTTGCGAGCTGGTCTGGCGGGGCGCAATTCGGGCCTGGCCGCCGAGCTGGCTGACTCTCCAACGACCAAGGTAGCACCGTGTGGCCACAACGCCGCGTCATCGTGGCGGCTTGTCGTGCCACACGCGGTCACTCCAGTGCGCGGCGGTGTCCTCGGGAACCTTGGCGTACTCGACGCGACCTAACAGGCCCGGTTCTCGGCGCACCGGCACCCGGACACGCTTCACAGACGGTTCATCGTCGTCCTGGTCCTCGACGTACTTACCCATCACCGGCCAGCCCCGCGTCGAGGATCGTCCGCGCGAAGACAGCCCTGGAGTCCTCCAGGCCTTGCAGGATCATCAACGCGGCCACCAGGTTGCGGGTCTGCACCGCAAGGATTGCCAGCGTGGCGTCCAGGCCGGCGGTAGCAGCCTCCGAGAGCGCCGCGTCCACACGATCCGGGTCGCCGTCGACCAGGGCGAGGCCTAAGCGTGCCCCGATGGCCTGGTGTTCGGGTTCGATTTCGATGTCGAGCTGGGTCATTGTTCGCCCTTTCGAGGTTGATCGGGGGTACCCCCCCATGTGTCGGCTTTGTGCAGAAAAAAGGAAGCGCACCGAGGCGCGGGGCGCCGGGCCGGGAGCCAGCGATGCCGACCCCCTACCCAGGCCTGGCCGGCGCAGGGAATCTGGTCGGTCGCTGACTCGCCGCCTGACTCGCCTCGGCCACCGATCTGAAGTTGGCGTGCAGCGGGCAGTCGCTGAGGTCGTCGAGCCGGCCGAATGCGTCGCATCGGTGGCATTCGTCGATGGCTTTCCGAATCGCGGTGCGGGCGTCGGCTTCGTGCTCGAGCCGCTTGTGCTCTTCGTCCTTGCTTGCATCCTTGGCGGCGCGGCACCCGTGGCAGGCGGGCGGGTTGGGGTCGTCGATGTGGTCGGGGCAGCGCGGCCCGTAGGGTCCGTGCGTCCAGTTCGCTGGTTTGCCGTTTGCTGGTTGCAGCAGATGTGACGCGGGGGCGGGGGGCCGGCGGCGGCCGGCTTCTCCCTCTCCTTTCTTCAAGTTCTGTAGAGGTAGTACAGAGTCCGAATCGGGACAGGGGTCAGTCCCGATTGGGACAACCCCCTGTCCGATCTCGGACTCTGAGTGTCCCGATTCGGACTCTGGCTGGTCAGGGCTGTCCGGGTTCGGACTCTGGCTGGTCAGGGCGCCGTCGTCTGTCACCACCCGGTATGCCCGCGACTGGTTTTCGAATGGAGGGAAATGGTTTGCTGAGACCACCTCGCCGAGTGATTTCAGTGCGGCCATGACCGCCTTCCGCGACAGCCCAACTTCGCGGCCGAGCTCCTGATGGGAGACGCGCCACCACCTGTGCCCCTCGTGTTCGATGCGGCCGGGTCCAGGCGACTCACATCGGTATCGAATGTGCGCGAGCACGATCGCCCCGACAGCACCGTGCTGCTGGACTTCGCCGGGGATGACCCGGATGAATGCGCTCACGCGAGGGCCGTTACCGGTCTGCGGCGCGTGCCTCGGTCGCCGCCATTGTCAGCTCCCGGGCCAGCTCTTCGGCACGTTCGGGCGTGATGTTGTAGCTGGGCATGCCGGTACCAATCGAGAAGTGCACACGGTCGGGCCAGCTCGCGTTCGCGCAGACGTTGAACTGCGGATCGTCGGGTTGCGGGATCAGGCGGCAGGTTGTCCGCTCGCGGCTCATGCTGCGCCACCGCCAGCCAGCAGCAGGCGAGCTATGCGGTTGCGGTGCTCGTCGCTCAGCGGCGGGGCGGCAGCAACAACTCTGCGGACATGCTCTTCGAGCAGCAGTGCGCGCAGGTTCTGGCGCGCAGCGACAAGGTCGGGGTCATCGGGTTTGCGTGACCGGCTCAGGGATGCAACGCGAGCACGCTCGGCAGTCCAAGACATTCGAAAGCCTCTCGGGCAAGGTTCGTAAACCCTCCGCTGAGAGGCTGATCACTGCCGTATGCCGCGACAGTCCGCTAGTGCTTTCTTGAAGCTATCAGGTTGAAGGTGCTCAAACTGACTTGCGACACACCTTGTTCGGCCAACGATTCGAGGACCCGTTGCAGCGTCGACTCGGTGCACACGACCGACACCGGACAGAGATTGCAGCTGTACTTATGGCGATAGCTGCCGTCCGGCCGTTTGTAATCCTCCAGGCTCGATGGCGAAAAGTCCGCTGGCACAATCCAAGTGCTCTCGGTTCGACTGGCCACGCGCGTGAACGTCTGAATGTCTGCAGTCTTGCCGGCGGGGTGCCGCGAGTCGTCGCAACTCACCCTGATCATGCAGAAATCGTCGAGTGGCTCGGGCACTTCTCACGCCTTCCAGTCGACACGAACGTACTCGGGGTGGAACCCCTTGGTGCCGCGAGGCGACGGGAGGACGACCACAGTCATCAGCTCGTCAATCACCTTCCCCTTGAGGTCGGGGGTCAGGGCGCTCCAACGTTCAGTGATCGCGTCAGGCTCGCCGACCAGCTCGGCCACAGGGGATTTCCGCGCCAAACCGGCCAGGACCGAATCCACATCGGCAAGCTGGTCGCGCAACTCCCTCGTACCGCGGCGCAGCTGGCTCCCGTCGATATCCCCCGCCGCGAACATGCCGGCCAGATCATCGAGCCGCGCCTGCAAACCGGCCCGTTTGGCGTGGAGGGCTGCCATATCCAGCCGCTCGCCGGTGTCCAGCAGCGGGGCTAGTCGCCGCCGGTTCCCAGGTTCGCCAAGATAAGCCAGCACCACTGCTTCCACGTAGGCGTCGAGGGTTTCGCGTTGGCGCACAACATGGCCGTGGTCGCGGCAGACGTAGGCGCGTTGCCGGTTGGCGGCAGGCTGCGCGGACTTCATGGGGCCACCGCACCTGCCACATCGGTAGACCCCAGTGCCGATGTGCTTGCGTTCAAACCCAGTCGTGACGGTGCGAGCCGGGTCCGTGAGGAACGCGACGATGCCCCGGTGGGTGTCAGTGTCGACGAGCGCCGTCCAATCACCGGGGCCGACGACCTGGCCGCGATGCACCTTGAGTGCGGCATAGCGCGGGTTCATGAGGGTGGCGCGGACCTGTCGACTGTTCCACTTATTCCCCATCGTGGTTGTCACACCGCTGGCGTTCCAATCCCTCGCAACCGCTTGCAGCGACTTGCCAGCTAGTACGTCGGCCGCGGCCGTGCGGAGCAGGCAAGCTTCGGCCTCGCGTACTCGGCCGTCCATCTCGTAGCCGAACGGCCGGTTTGCCGTCTGCCATCGACCGGATTCCGCCTTCTGATCGTTCGCTCGACGCTGCCTCTCGGCTTTGTGCTCTGACTCCTGTCGAGCCACGCTGCCCAGGATGCGGGCAAGCATCCGGCCGGCGGACGTTGACAGGTCCAGATCGCCACCGTTCACAGTGCGGATCTGGACGCCACGTTTCTCGGCGATGTCGATGAGGCGTTCCAAATCCTTCATGCTGCGGTACAGGCGATCGGTGTGCCAGCAGATCAGCGCATCGGCGTTGCCGTGCTCCATGGCGGTCAGCAGCGCCTCGAATCCGGGCCTTCGCTTCCCGTTGAACGCCGATAGATCGTTGTCGTCGAACTCGTCGACAACGGTCCAGCCCAGACGCCCGGCTAGCGCCAAGCAGTCTTCCGATTGACGTTGCACGCCGAGCGCTTCACCGGTGCTGTCCTGGCTGATGCGGGTGTAGACGACTGCCCTCATGGCGTCTAGAGTATCAGTGCACTAGACGACATATCAGGTGCAGGACCCATCGCGCGTCCACGGCTCCAGCCTATGGGGCGCCGCGCAATCCGGCCGCATCCGACCGTTGATGGCCTGGCGGGCCAAGTAGCCCCGACCTGGGTTCACTTCGACCCGCCGCC